AAAAAGACCAAAGCCCAGCCGCAGGCGGTCATTGAGAATGCGTTAGCAACCGATACTAATCTACGCTGGACGCGCGTCCAGAACGGGCGTAGAAAGGCGGAAATTGGCGAGTCAATGGATTTGATAGCCGACGAAGCGCAAGCGCGTATAGAGGCCGTTAAGAAGCTTAGAACCGAGTTCAGCGATGGCATTAGCGCGGAGATTACGAAAGTAACGAAATTAATCTCAACGGAAGCGGAAACGCGAGCCTCCGAGATTAAAAAGTTACAGACGGAATTTAACACCGCTATCGGCAGAACAAACGCAGCAGTAACGCGAGCAGAGGAAGCGATCAGCAACGAGAGCGAAGCGCGGGCAACCGCAATTAGCAATCTTGATGCGAAGCTAACAAAAGCCATTAATGATGCGAAAGTTGAGCTAAACGCCAACATTCAACGAGTCGATCAGGCTGTCACCGATGAAGCAGGGGCGCGTGCTCAAGCTATCGAATCGCTGAAAGCCGAATACAAAAAGGCAATTAGCGACGCGGTAGGGGCGGCAAAAACCGAGCTTAACGCAAGCATTAACCGAGTTGATCAGGCCGTAGCTGATGAGGAAGCAGCCAGGGCGCAAGCCGTTCAGGCGCTGGACGCCAAATTTACTAAGCAGTTAGGCGATGCGAAAACAGAGCTTAACGCCGGTATTAGCCGAGTAGACCAAGCGATCACAACCGAAACGGAAGCCAGGGCGCAAGCTGTTAGCGGCTTGGATGCGAAGTTGACGAAACTCGTTGGCGACACCAAAACCGAAATCAACGCCAATATCAACCGAGTTGATCAGGCGGTTGCAAGCGAGGCGGAAGCGCGGGCAAGTGCCGACTCCACGTTGAGCACTCAGATCGGAAACACTAACGCGGCGCTGGCTCAGAAAATGGATTCATGGGTGAATGCGTCAAGTGCTGGTGTGATGTACGGTGTAAACCTGGGCCTCCGATACAACGGCAAGGAATACAAGGCTGGCATGAACCTTATGCTGGTTGGCGAGGGCAATAACGCCAAATCGCAATTCCTGTTTAGCGCTGACAGGTTCGCAATCATCCCATCGGTGGAGCGTGGCGATCTTAAAACGATGCCATTTGTTGTTGAAAACAATCAGGTTTTCATGCAGTCGGCGCTGATTAAAGACGGCACGATCACAAATGCCAAGATTGGTAGCTTCATTCAGTCTAACAATTGGGATGGTAATAACGGCTGGTACATTGGCAAAGACGGGTGGTCTAGCTTCCTGAATGTTACGGTTCGCGGGACGATTTACGGTAACGACGGCTACTTTAATGGCACCGTTTACGCAAACCGCATTGAAGGTGACGTGATGATCGCAGAGTCTGAAACGATACCGTTCAGGAACTACGACAGCGTCCCGAAAGGTGACTATGAGATTTTCAGGATTAACGGGGAGAACTTTGACCGACAGATCGACACAAACCTTATTGTCTGGTGCTCTTGCTCTCAGCGAAATTATTTCCGCTTGATTGTGCAAACGCCAGGTAAGGGTGATGTTGAATATTATTATCTTGACACTGGTAACGAAGGTGGTGGTAGGGCGTTCGCTTTGCGCGGATTCTTCATCCCGGCGGCTGGAAAGGGTCAACAAAACAGGATCATTGTTAGGGTTCAGGAAAGCCGAAGCTCAACAATCAAGACCTACACGCCTTGGGTGGAGCGCGAGATGGGGCAGAAGTACAACGATGTTACTAACTCCTCAATCAACAACCGAAACTTCATTCGTGAAAAGTCATACATTGCAGCATACCGCGCTGGGCGTCGGATTATTGCATAACCAAAAGGGGGCCAATCGGCTCCCTTTGTTCTTTTTGTTTCTCGGTGTTTCCGTTTTCGGGTTCCGCAGAATCGCGCAACGTTTTAAAACAGAAAAAACATACAAATCCACCTATAATAGATAATAAAAACAATAAGTTAGTTATATATATCTAATATTGTTTTTTTATTGTTTCTATTGTTTCACTAGTAATAGTGTTGTCTTTATTTCTGTATGTGGATATTTTTATATCTCAAAGTGGGTATATATAATAGGGTACTCCGCAAAACGCGAAACGAGGAAACAGCCAAAAAACAAGCATCCATTTCGAGCAATATCATGCACTTACAAGCGCAATTTGTTTCCTTGCATCTTGGGAACGTTTCGGAAACAGAAAAAACAGCAATAGCTATTGACTAAATGCAGAAATTAGCTACAATGCACACATACCAACAAGAGGAGCCGACAATGAGTGATAACGTATTCAAGGTCTACACAAGCGACGAACTAACAAACGACGCCTATCACGATCCTAATTCATGGTGCGCGGAGTATGTGAGCGGCTCAAGCCTGGCTGATATCTTCTCAACTTGCCCGGCGGCGTGGAAATTCAAGCAGAGAGAAAACAGCAAGGCGCTAACTTTCGGCACGCAGTCGCACACCAACTTTGAAAGCCGCGAATTGTTCGAAAAGCATTATCGCAGAGCACCAGCGGCGGAGGACTTTAAGGATCTGATTACCAGCCAGACGGCATTAGCCAGCAAATTAAAATCTTTTGGCCTGAAAGGTACAACCGGGAAAGGCTACCCTGAATTGCTGGAGATGTTGGTGAAGTGCGGAGAAGATTTGAATGTGCTTTGGCTTATCGAAATGATCGCAGAAAGCCAGGCGCGGGCCGATGGGGTGGAGCTTGTCCCGGCTAAAGATTACGACGCATGCGTTAAAATGCGCGAAGTGCTGGAAAGCATACCGGAGCACAACGCATGCATGAACAGCCCAACCGCACAGCGTGAGCTTTCAATCTTCGGGGAGATTGGCGGCGTTAAAGTCAAAGTGAGACTGGATCACATCGACATTTGCAAAGGCGTGTGGGCCACCGTAAAAACCGGAGAAGATCCAGAAGGAAACCCGATTTACGAGGCTGTGCAATACGAGGAGGCGATTGTTATTACCGACTACAAAACCACGGCGAGCGCCAACCCTTCCGAGTTCGGACGCCTGGCGGTGAATCATGGCTACCTGCTTAAAATGGCGTTGCAGCACGATTTATTTAAACGAGCGTACCCGGAAGAGAAAAGGCCCGTAGTTGTCCGACTGCTGGCGCAGGAGAAAAAGGAGCCTTTCTTGCCGCTGGCGTTCCGCATGAGGCCGGAGCACTTAAAGATCGGGCGATTGCAGTATATGAGCGTGATCAAGACGTTCGCCATGTGCGAGGCGCACAACATCTGGCCCTCATACGCAAACGGCGAGCCAGAGATTGATCTCGATGTGCCTGACTGGTTCACTCGCCAGTACAAAGAATTTTTATAGTAAATAGCACAAATAGCTAAACAAATGAAAAGCGGGGTGTTATAATGCATCCCGTAAGTTAAACAAAGCCACTAAGGAGATTCACCATGAACACTAAAGAAATGAACGAAGCACGGGCAGAAGTTGTAAACCATCTGGGCGAATTTATTGCCCGCATGTCATACGCATTGCGCGATTTCGTTACGCCACTCGACCCAACCGAAGGCCCGGAAGAAATGGCATACATCCGCCGCGTAATGGATGCTGTCGATAACGTGGTTCTGGTTGCGACGATGCGAGAAAACGACAAACAAGCCATTGAAGCGATCAAAGAATCTTCCAATTTAATGATGGAAAACCTAATCAAGTTCCACACCGAAGGCGAAGTTAAGCACTAATTAAAACAAGGGAGGCGAAAGCCTCCCAACCAATCAGGAGATAAACATGAAGCTTTCCGAAAAGTTCGACGAGGTTTTACCAGCGCTGCATAAGGCTCGCAGCATGTTCGTTAAGGTGAAAAAAGACAAGCAAAACACACACCTAAAAAACAAGTATGCGACGCTCGATAGCGTTCTTGATGCAATCACCCCGGCGCTAACAGATAACGACCTTATGTTAATGCAGGATATGATCGAGAGCGAAGCGCCGAACAGAATCAAGGTCGAGACGACCGTTATTCACGTTTCCGGCCAGTGGGTTAAATTCTACGCGGAATTGCCGATTGTCAAAAACGACCCGCAAGGCGTTGGATCTGCTTTCACTTACGCTCGACGCTACGCAGCCGCAGCCGCATTTGGTTTAAGCCAGGCAGACGACGACGCGCAAATCGCGGTCAAGAGCGCACAGGACTGGAAGCGCGACATTGACAAATGCGAAGATCTGGAATCGTTGCAGCGCGTTCTAAAACAGGCATGGAGCGCATGCGATCCGGCAAGTAAGCAGGTGGTAAAAGAGCATTACGAAAGCCGCAAGGCGCAGATTGAGATCGGAAGCGCTCGCGGATTCTCCCCGGCAGCGCCACGCCAAAACCTGGCAACCACGGTTGACCAACCAGCCGCCAAGGCGGTAGAATCACAGCCAATCACCGATTTTGAATAATTAACAGCGGGGCGGAAACGCCCCGATAAGGATCAGATAATGCATGTAATTACCGGAGAAATTCGCAAAGAGCCTCGCGTTAAAGCTGGTGCAAACGGCACGCTGTACATCGTCGAGTTGTCCGAGCGATACAAAGACCGCGATCAGCAGTGGCAGTACACCAACTACACTTTCTTTTTCAACGCCAAAAGCGAAGGGTTAAACGGCTGGTATCAAGAGGCTTTCCAGGTAGGCAAGGTAATCTCCGTTTCGTGCGAAACGCTGCGCATTGAGTCGCGAGAGTACGAGGGCAAGGTTTACAACACGCTCCAGGCTGGCGGATTCGCAAACCTGATCTTTAGCCAGCGCGGCGGGCAGCAAGCGCCACAGCAAAGCCAGCCACGCCAGCAAACGCAATCGCAGCCACGCCAAAACAGCGAGCCGCCGATTGATTTTGATGATGATATCCCGTTCTAAAAGCAAAGGGGCCAATTGGCCCCTTTCTCTATTCCATCGTACCTAAAACAGCGATAACTTTAACGGCAATCCTTTTTGCCAATTCTACCTGATTGGAATTTAACTTCCCTGTCGTCATGAACGACAACATGCCGCTCATGCTTCCCAATGACTTAAAATCTTGCATTGCAGATTTCATTATGTCACTTCTGGAATGGCCTTCATCAATAATCGCGTGCGCTCTTTGGGCCAATTCTGCAACAAGTTTATCGATCCCGTTACTCATCTTTGCTTACCTTCTGTTGTGGTTGCTCTTTTGGTTCGTATGTTTCTTTTTTGGCTGATACGGGCCAGGGGCTGATGCTTTCCCGTTCCGTTGCTGGCTGATCCGGCTCAATGCCAAGGAACTTGCCAACAAATTCATTAACAAATCCAGTGCTATCGCTAACATAAACATGCATGCGATCAAGATCGGCTTGTGTTATTGAGTTAGGCGATATAATGATCCTTTGGGGGTGAAAACCGATATACATCACATTAACAGGCCGCTCAATCGTTCCCGGAGTTGGCGCTATTACTCCCATAATCCAGCAGTAATGAACACTTCCATCTCCAATAGGTTCACATCCGGCGTTTAGCCAATTTACTTTGTGGTGAGGAAAGAAAGTTGACGAGTCTGTTGCATCGCGACGTAGCGACCAGTTAACGCCACCAATTGTAAACATATTGCGCGGGCGCATGCCGTTAAACTGAGTCACTCCAATCCCGTTTGTTTTAATGTTTTGCATATCGGTTCACCTTTTTACATGTTTTTCATTTTGCTAAGAGCGCAGATACAAGCAGCAGCAAGATCCGTTAACTCTTTTTCAATTCCGGCGCGTGATCCATCCGCTTTCTTTTCCATAAGCTCGGAATATTCCATTTCAACGATAGACATCATTCCACCTGGCTGATCAATGTAGGCATCCCACGTCTTGGGGTGGTCTTCCATTCTTTGAGCAACCTTTTTCATCGCGTGATGATGTTTGTGATCCGGTTCTTCATGCTCCGAATCACCACCGACAAACGAGATGCGAGCCATCGTAACGCGCGGTAATTTTTGCCGTGGTAAATAAATCTTCATAATCAAAGCCCTCGTTAAAAGCGCCCGAAGGCGCTTTATTTTGACGCATTAAGAAGCCGGAGGAGTTGCCGGGGTCGGGAGCTTAAAGTTAATAAGCTGGTAAACCTCGTTAATGCGCTGGTTCAGTGCCGCAGTCTGTGCAAGCTGGCTGTTTTCAAACTGTGCGGTTCGTAACTGATCTTTCAGGTCACAAATCAACACGGCTTGAGCCTGTGCATGCTGATCGCGAATCAGTGCGCGGGTTGCTTCCGCCTGAGTCTCGATATTGCGGTTTGTTTCGCAGCAACACGACTGATCGCGGAGTTGCGCTTCATACGCCAGGCGCTGGGCATCGTAAGACTGAGCGCAAATAGCGTTACCGATCGTGCTTACGCCGGAGGCGATCGCGGTGTTAAGACCCGCAAAGCCCTGGACGTTAGCCAGCATTGCTTGCGTCCCCTGACTGGTCAGACCGTTAAAGGTTGACGCGGCGGAGCGTTCGATCGCCATGTTGGTTGCGTTCTGGCCTTGCAGCATCTGCATTCCTAAGCCGTTAACACTGGATTGGATGCCGCTGATGCCGTCCATCAACGCACTAGCACCAACGCCAACCGCAACACCAGCGCCATCTGCGCCACCGCCCCAACCGCCGCGACCAAAGCCATTGCCGAACCATGAACCGATCAGGCCACCTACAGCACCGCCAATGCCAGCCGCGCCAGCTTCACCACCGAAACCGCCAGTTGGTAAAAGAGTCATATCAGACATAATAATTTCCTCGTATTGAAAGTTTGTTTAAAGTGTGGCTCCCTGCCACGCCTTCAAATTTACTCCTAACACCTTGATTTTAAAAGTATATTTTTGTCTGGTTATGTATGATAAATGTAATCAATTGGCACTTTCTGGCGATGGCCTATGAAATTTATGGGTTTTTTGGCGGGCAAAATTGTTATGAAAAAAGGGGCCAAACGGCCCCTTTGATTATTCACCTTTCAGTTTTCTAATCTCCTCTTTCAGTTCGTCAACTTGAGCCGACAGAGCCTTGATTGCGCAAAGTGCATCCATCAAAAGCGGGTTTGTGTCAAGTACAAGTTTGTTAACTTCTACAGTCTCGCCGTTTTCATCCTTGTAAGAGCCGTTACTCTCCTTGACGTAGCAAGGATCGATTTCCATGATTTGCTGCGCTGCAACGCCCCGGCGCTCACGCTTGCGATCATCATCCTTGTAAGTGAACTTGATCAGGTTCATCGCCTTGATGTTTTCTAGTGACTGTAAGCCATCGTAATCAACTACGTTATCTTTGTAACGTAAATCAGAAGTACCAGCCCAGGAAACATCGCCTCTTGCAGAGCTCCAGATCATTCCGTCGCTTCTGAAATGCCAGTATTGCGCAGCAGCACCAAATCCAGAAACTTCGACTACTGCTCGATGGTTTGAACCAACGTGCTCCTCAATCCAGAATGAAGCCTGACCAACCCCGCCAACGTTATTAAAGCGAGATTGGAACCTGGGCGCTATCCTGATTTGACCGACAGCAGCATCTGGATCGCTATGAGCCCAGGCAGTAAACGCATAATTGTTTGCGCCACGAATACTTCCATGAGCGGTAACATTATTAAGCATTCTTATGTACTGGCAATCAAATGTTAGCTGATTCGCTTGGTCATTGATAATCCTCGCCGTGTAATCCGCGCTCGATTTGTTAAAGTGAAAATCGACATACGGCGATGCATGGTAAAGCTCAATCCCGCCGTCATTGGTCGTTATTTGTCCACTCCTGGCTGTAAAGCCCTTGCTCACAACCTCGCCATCAACAACCATGCCACCGTTTCCAGCAATCGTCACCTGACCATTTGACGAGTCATCACCATTTGGCCGGAAGTACATCATCTGGCCAGCCTTAGAGCTAATGATTGGCGATCCTGATCCGTTGCAACGGATTGTTGCGCCTTGACCAAATGAAATTTTAGTGTCGCCAGCAGTTGCAGCGGTGCAATAAATTTCGACTTGGTTATTTGACACAGCGGCCCCAGCAGGTCGGAATTGGATTCGTCTGTCAGTGCCGTCGAAGGCCGACAGAATCAAACGACCCTCGCCACCTTCGCGAACAATTGACCCGCGACCAATTACGATCCCCTTGTCACTGCCCGGCACTTTTGATGCTGCGCCGCCACCAACGCCAAGGTTTCCGTTTAGTGCTCCAGCGCCGCCAACCGCAAGCTCACCACCAGAAAGGCGACCGGATGCGCTCAGTGACTTAACGCTAACATCCTGGTTCATGCCGCTAACAATCGACTCACGCCATGCCGACCAAGTTCCGTTGTTGCAAGTGCGTATAAATTCACGATTTGACTCAGTGCCGAAAAGGCGCTGGCGGTTAGTGAAATCAGTGCCACTCACTTTGCGGATCGACTCGACGTAAAGAATAAAGTTTCCACTTACGCCGCTTGGCTTGTTGGTAATGTTGCTACCGCCGCCAGAGCTTAGGCATTGATAAACATAAACCGTTCCAGGGTCGCTTTTCTTAATCATCAAGGAATTAAGATCAACTTTCTGGTCGCTAATGTTTTTAGCATCCCAAACGCCAGCGAAGCCCTTATTGAACGTCATTAGCCCACCAACGGAGAAACCAGCATCAAGCATTTTTTTCGTGATTAGCTTGCTGTTTTGCCTGTGATCTGCGCTCTCGCCAAAGGCAATATCACCATCAAGATCAACCCCAAGCATCTTCTGGTTCATGTTGTTAAGCTTGAACCCTATAGACACGTTAGAATCTGCGTCGCGCGTTAACACGATCGGAGTATGTTGCTTGCCACTGACTCGCAGGCTTGTAGCGGCTGCGTTTGTATCGTCGTTGGAGAAATCAGCGGTACGAGATGAGATCTTATAGCCGATCTTTGCGTCTCGCGCCTCAATTCGCCCATCATGGCGCACAACAAAATCGCCACCAGACGTGCCGCCTGTAGTCCTTGCGCGAATGCGGATCTCGCCAGCGGTTTCGCTGTTAGGAGTTGCCCAAATAACGCCGCGCTCCTTACCATCACCATTATGAAACCATACATGAGCATTTCCACTCGGCGCTTTAAGGTACAATGATGGGTTTCCTTTAGTAATATAAAGATCACCAGTCATGGTATCGCCATCTTTCTTAACTTGAGCGTCGTTGGTTACGTTGCCCAGGCCAACATCCGATTTTGACGGCTTGTTTGCCGTGCCGTAAAGGGTATTTACCTTTACGTTTCCGGCGTCAAGACTTGCGTCATTGGCGGCGAGTATCACAACCTTCCCGCTGTTATAGTCAATGTTAATCGCTGAATTAGTATCACCACAACGAGAGAAAAAACCAGATCCGTGAGATATTGCGTTTGAACTAGATCCAGACTTGAGCGAGCTTCTCCAAAAATGACCGCCTTTCGCTTTCATGCGCCGCATTAAGTCTGCGTTGCTGGTAATGTCATTGTGTGAAATCCCGCTACCACCAAGACCAAAAGCGCCAATTTCCATAACGTTAGCAAGACCAAGATCGCTACGAGAAGGCTTGTTAAGCTCATCATATACGCGAATAGCGACGCTTTTCACCCACCCATCCGGCGCAGTTGTTTGGATAACGGCTCCAGTCGGCACATAAAGATCAACCGAACCTGCTTTTGCCAGAATAGCCACCTTCACGTTATTAATGAAAGCTCGCTGGTAAGCCCAAATCTCAAAGAAACCATTGCCCTTAACAACCCCGTATCGCATTTGGTTATCTTCTGCGAGGTTCGGATCACCAAGACGGCGAATCTGCATAAACTGGCGAACGTTTGAGGCGGTAATGGTGGTAGTTCCAAGCCCTCGCGCCGAGGCGTCAAGAAAGTCTATCGAACCAAAACGAGATCCATAGTTGCCGCCGTTTGTGATCATTAGTGTAACGTGGCTCTCACTGCTGCCGGGATCAGACAGTTTTGCGATTTTTATATACTTTTCCTCTGCCGCTGTACCAACGGGCCATCTATATTGGGTCAGCGGGCTTGCGATACCCTGCGCAGTTTCCATGTACTCTCTCGCCTTGTTCTCTGACGCCTTGGCGTTAGTCTCGCTGGTTTTCGCGTTCGTCTCGGACGTTTTAGCAGCGTTTTTGCTGTTATTGGCGTTAGTCTCGCTGGTTTTCGCTGCGCTTGCCGAACTTGCCGCCGCAGTTTTTGAGTTTTCCGCGTTAGTCTCGCTGGTTTTCGCTGCGCTCGCAGAGTTAGCCGCCGCCGTTTTTGAGTTTGCCGCGTTAGTTTCGCTCACCTTCGCTGCGTCCTGGCTTGCCTTCGCTGCCGTCGCGGAGTTAGCCGCCGCCGTCTTGCTTGATGCTGCGTTTGTCTCCGATGTTTTGGCGTTAGTCTCAGAAGTTTTGGCGGCGTTCTTGCTGTTATTCGCTGCCGTCTCGCTGGCTTTAGCGTTGGTTTCCGAGGTCTTGGCTGCGTTCTTGCTTGCTAACGCTGCGTTTTCCGACGCCTTGGCGTTGGTTTCGGAAGTCTTAGCTTTTGCGGCTGCATCCTTTGTCTGATTGGTCAGATCTTCCAGCTTTGCAAAATCGAACGTTTCCAGAAATTCGATGAAGTGAGCAAACTCGGTTTCTCTCCCCTGGTAATAACGCAGAGTTTCGGCTACGTCTTGCGCCAGACCGTCAACGGTCAGCGAGTCATGCAGCAAGATCACATAATCTGTACGCGAAACGACTGCGCCGCCAGTAGTGATTGCGCGAATAGATGTATCACTAACAACCTCAGTGATAACGCCGATCTTAACCGGATTGGTTAAAAACATGATTGTAGCGCCAGCGCGAATGAGCGTTAATTGCTCACGCCATTTTGTGCCGTATCCAGTAATGTAGCCTTGAGCGTCCATTGACGCCTGACCTGTGCGATAAATAGCCATCTATAAAATCTCCTAAATAGCACGTTTTGTTAATGACAGGGGTAATTCTAGCATTGCGCAAGGCATAAAAAAAGCCCCGCAACAAAAAACAATGCGGGGCCAAAACCAATGGAGATAATACAATGAGGGTCACAAGAGGGATTCAGGTTTGTAGAGCTTTCGCTCTATCCCTCGCTTAAAATTATTGTCGATCGGGATCATTACGTCAAGCCCTCTTTCTTCTGCCGCTATCAAAACATCGCGATCCGTTGTTCTGCAAACCACGCGCATTTGTCGCGGGCCTTTGTAGCGGTGGGCCACCATCTCAAGATTGTACTGGCTAAAGCACGCCCAAACCTCTTGCCCGGTTGATAAATGAGTGTGCTGTGCATCAATCCAATCAACGCAGAGGTAGATCGTTTTATCTGTCTTACCAGTCACGGCAACCGATCCCCTTGTGTAATCCTTGGCGTAAAAGCTTTGCGTTGCCTCGCCGTCAATAAACAGAATGTTGCACATCTCATCATCAACACCATCATCATGGACGAGCATGCACGGAATAGCGTGTATTAGCTCCTCTTCCGGCGTGCCAGCGTTTTTTACGCCTACGGAATACGATTCATCATCTGGCGGGAAAATCCCCTCATAAGCGCTTAGAGGCGTTCTGTCTGCTTTTATTGTTCGTTCCATTACCGCAACGCAGTTTTCATGCGGAGCCTGTGCGCCAAAGTTGTAGCCAGACGAACGGGAGGCTCGTTTATTCGCCTTGATCACATACTCTTGCGGAACCTTCCCAAGAAAGCGGCCCAGGATGTTAATCACCTCGCTGTAAGGTTCCCCGGTTAGCTTCATCATCCAGCCGATCCCGGAGTCATTACCGCATGCGTTGCAGATCGCGCCGCCGTCGCCGTCCGTGTTTAATTTGTCAGTCCAGCGGAAACGGTCTTTACCTCCGCAATGCGGGCATGGTTGGTGCTTTTTGTTGAATACGTCACTATGCAAGCCGCAGATAGATTGCAGCGCGTCGCGCCACATCCCTTTCATGTACGGCAAAACATCTTCTTTCTGATACATCATTTGCATATTGATTTCTCCAAATAAAAATCGCGTGCATGGAATATACCACACACGCGATCGCGTCATTTAGCTTTTTGTGCTGTCCGCAAAATCAGACTCCTTGACTACTCGCAGCATTTCGCGGCGGTCACATTTGCGGTTAAGCGCTTTGCCGTTCGAGTCGAAACGCAGATCTGGACGGCAGAATGAAGCGCGATAGCCCTTGCAACCCTGGCGTTTGTAGTCGCGGTGTACTCGTTCGGCACCGCTGGCGGAAATCATGCCACGCTTTCGCCATTGCTGGATTGTCTGATGGGTAACGCCAAGGCGGCGACACATTTCCGCTTGAGTTCCGTAATATTCGCGGATAATATCCAGTCGCGCCCGCAGACCTGCCCGCACTTCATCTTTAAGCACATAGTAACCCGTCTTGCGCTTGCGTGGCTTTTTGTCTTTACCGCGCCGGGTTCCGTTGTTGCCGTTGAGTGTGCGCTTGTCAATCTTTCCGGTTGATACTGCAATGCGTGGCTCTTTCATAAAAATATCTCCTATAGCACTTTTTGCTAAAAATTTTCGTTTTGAGGCGTTTATTATAGCCGCAAACGAACCAACGTTAAAGGCTAAAAATGGCAATTCCAAACATCAAACGGCAGATTTCAACACTTGGCGAAGCAGTCATTAAGGCGCTGCAATCACGCTTTACTGTTGGCGATATCGTGCCTTATCCATATCAATGCGTCGCGTACACCGAGATCGCAAAGCGCATGAAAAATTACGAGCACCCTTTCTTTGTGAAGGCGTCCGTATCCGCTGGTAAAACAATAATCTTCGCAATGGTGGCCGCGCAGTGTAAGCGCATGGGGCTGAAAATGATGGTTCTGGCCCGCCAGGCTGAAATTGTGGATCAGGATTCAGAAGAGATTAGTAACTTTGGCGTCCCTAACTCCATCTATTGCGCCGGACTGAAAACCAAAAGCGCATACTTTCCGATCGTGGTTGGCTCGGAGGGGACAGTTTCGAACGGCCTGTTTAAAGCGCTTGGCGACTACGTGCCGCACGTTATCGGGATCGATGAATGCCACCAAGTCGATTGGGAAGATTTGGCGGAGGCGATCGAGAACAATGAGCCATACGAGCAAATGACCACTAAAAAAGGCGCGTTTGTCCTGAATGGTGACGGCTCCTATGTTTTCAACCAGGACGGCGAGCCAATGAAGGGAACCGGGCGCAGCCAATACACCGTTATCATTCGCGAAATGCAGCGCCGTTGCAAAGAAACCTACGGGCATGAATTGCGCATTTTCGGAATGACTGGCTCGGAGTTTCGCGGCGTCGTTCCAATCCTCGTTGAAGATAAGCGCGTTCGCGGATTCTGGCGTGAGCAGGTTACGAACATTGACACCAACTATCTGATCGAAGTCGGTTCCGTTGTCCCTACCAACTTTGGCAATGTGGATGGACTCGGATATGACCTATCAGAGTTCGAAGCGTCAAGCGAGGATGGGGTTGCAGATTTCGACCTGAAAACCTTAAAGGCGATGGAGGAAAAAATTCACAGCGACGCCACCATGACACAAAAAATCATGGCCCGCGTGCATGAGATCTGCAAAGACCGAAACGGGGTTTTGGTAACATGCGCCGGGGAGCGTCACTGCAAGGAGGCGGCAGCGGCTTTGCCACCTGGCACAACTTACCGGATCATTACTGGTAAGACTGGCGAGCAGCAGCGCAAAACATGGCTCCGCGAGGCTTTCGAGGGGAAAGTTAAATACATTTTCCAGGTTATGGCCTTAACCACTGGCGTTAACGTGCCGTTTTGGGATACGTCTGTTATTCTGCGCAAAATCGGATCGCTAACCTTGTTGATTCAGTTGCTGGGGCGCGGAATGCGACTGCTTAAAAAGTGGCACATCGACCAGGGTTACAAGAAAGATGATCACCTGGTGTTAGACTTCGCCGGATGCCTTGATGAGTTGGGACAGCTTTACTTTGATCCGATACTTGAGCAGGCGCAGTATCAAAACCGATTCTCAACGGGCAAAGATCCGAAATTCTGCCCGATTTGCGGGACGGAAAACAGCTTCCACGCTCGCCGCTGCATTCACACCGACGCAGACGGGAACCGCTGCGAGCATTTCTGGACTTCGCGAACCTGTGAGGATCAGAAAGACCCGCGAACCGGAAAAATTATCGTTCGCGGATGCGGGACAAAAAACGACGTGGTAGCCAGGGTTTGCAGACATTGCGATGCGTCATTGGTTGACCCAAACAAAAAGCTAAGTGGGAAGCACTACACGAAAAATGATTGGTGCAACGTGAAATCCTTCCGGGTAGATATGACCAAAAACCAGAAGGGGATCATATTCTGCTATGAGCTTGAGGCGCACGGCGAAACGTTCAAGGCTTACGAGAAGTTTTTCCCTGAGTCTGACAGCCAGATCTGCAAAGCAAAATGGCGTCAAGCGGCGCTGGCTCACATTGTGGATCGCAGGATTGCAGGGGTAACGGCAAGTTATCGGAATGCACGCAAAATCATGGGGAATGCACATCACATCATGGCCCCGGTTCGCGTGACGCACCGCAAAAATGGTAAAGGTGAGGATATTATTTACAAACGGGAGTTCTGATCATGATTGATAGGGGTGATTATCTGGAATATTACGAACGAGATCCGGCAGACACGCGCAAGGAGGATGCGCACCAGGTTGATTGTGTGGCGTGGTTGCGCCACCACTACCCACACTTGCTTTTTTGGCACACTGTGAACGAGGGGCAAAAGACCATCACCAGCGCATTGCGGGACGAGCAAGCCGGATTGCTTAAAGGCGTTTCCGATTTCATTATCCTGATCGGTATCAATGCGCCTTACCCCTTCGCGGCTATAGAGTTGAAGCGGGTCAACAAGTCGGGCAAAGGGAAGGCGTCACCAGTCAGCGACGAGCAGAAAGCTTTCTTGCGTGCCGTTCGCCAGCGCGGAGGGTTCGCAGCCGTGGCCTACGGGTTCAATCAATTTAAGCTGGCTATATATGATTTGACTAAATAGCACGAATTGCTAAAAAACAGGGAAAGGATTCCCGTATATTACTCACATCGAAACAAGACGGAGACAAACAAATGAAAAAACTACTTGCTGCTGTAATTTTATCGACCATTGCGTTAACTGGCTGCGATAATAAAGTAACTTACGATTGCGGTGACGAGAAATTCGTTCTCAAAGGCGGGCGGCTTATATCAAATGGCTACGTCATTGAGCATGAATTCGATAACACATATAAGCTCGACACCTGGGCCGGAACAATTCGCTACACGCTGTTAGATAATGGCATTGATGCTCAATTTGGCGGCATGAAAAAATTCAAAGAGTGCAAAGTGATCAAGTAATAATATTTGGAGATTATACAATGGCTAAAGATATTCAAGACAAAGACACTTACGACGCATTTATTACTTTTGAGCAGTTAGAGCGCGAGAATTTTATTACAAACGCTCTTGTAACTGGCGGTCATTATCAAGCTGTAAAGCCTGATAAATATTACCAGGTAACAGGGAACCGATATGCGGGAAGCAAAACGCCGGATGTAGTCCGTGATTTGTGGGCCACTCCTCGCGAGGTTGTGGAATATATGGAAAGCCGCTACGGAAAATATGATCTCGACGCGGCGGCAAGCGAGAACAATAAGGTTTGCGATAAATTCTATAGTAAAGAGACAAACTGCCTAAAACGCTGGTGGGGAAGCAAAAAGCACGTTTGGCTGAATCCTCCATACAGCAACCCAACGCCGTTTGTTAAAAAGGCAATCGAGCAGATGGAGCACGGAAACCAGATCGATATATTGCTTCCTGCTGATAACTCAACCGCCTGGTTTGTTGAGGCGCAGAAAAGCGCAGCGGAAATCATCTGGATTACTGGCGAGGTTTGGGAGGAGGACGGGATCGAATATGCTCGCACCGGGCGATTGGCGTTTATTTCTGGTCTGACTGGTGAACAAGTTAGCGGAAATAATAAAGGTAGCGTTATCTTTGTTATGCGCGAATTAAAAGAGGGCGAGCAACAACAAACTCACTATGTTGGAATCAGCGAGATTTGCCCGTCCGTGAAAAATAAAAGAGCAAAGGCGAGAGGTTAATATTATGAGCCTAGAAAATATGAAAGACGAAATGAAGTGGTTACTTTTTCGCGGCATAGTTTGTCACCTGCTGGAAAAGCACGAATATAACGGAAACCCTTGGTTATTTTCAGGATGCCTTGATATGAGCTTTGAGGAGCTTTCCGGGGAAATGCCGATTGATGAGTGGCTCCCGCTCCTTGAAAAGGAGTTGATCGAGTACAAGCGGAGCGACGGCAAATACGAGTTCAACTCAAACTTCAAATAGCACGAATTGCTAAACATGCCCGGCGAGAGTCGGGCATAATCACATCCAACGAAACGAAAGGAGAAAGCCATGAAAGTTTACAACCAACGCGCAAAACGAATCGCTCACGAAATCGCACGCGAGGCGGTAGAAGGTGGGAGCAAAAACGGATTCAACTTCGATTGGGATTGTGCAATGGTATTCCTGAAAGTTGCATATGGTTATGCACCAATTGACGTAATGGAAAACATAGGAGCTATCGATGAAGGTCGAAACGGGTAAGCAAGCCGTTTGGCAACACGCCAAGGAATGCGGAATGAGCGAGGATATAGCACGAATTGCTAAATTCTTCGACATAAAGGATGTTAGTATTATTGGCAACGGAAAAATGACATACTTACACGAAAGGCCGCGTAAGATGCACAGAGTTCCGGCGATACCGACAAAGATCGATTACAAAGCAGTAATCGAGAAAACCAAAGAGCAAAAGAAATATTACAAGATGTGAGGATTTTTGTTATGTGGCGCTTGTTTGCTTTACCGTTTCCCGTTATCATCGCGACCGCGATTATGTACAAAATTATCATGTTAGGAGCTTAAAAGATGGCAGTAGCAAAAATGACAGATCAGCAGTTTAAAGATGCACGCGCAGCCGGGAAAACTTACAAGCAGATCGCGGAGGAGTTCGGATTGAACATCCGCAGCGTTGAGCGTCGCGCAGCACGCTTGGCCCGCGCCGGGGAAACTGACATTAAAGGAGCGCCAGGTTTTGCGGTTGTTCGCGAGTCTGTTTTGACCAATGGGAACGGCGAGGAGGTGATGCGCTGGACAATCACCAACAAAGACAAAGAGCAATTAGAGGCTCTAATGCAGGCGGCGATGGAGGCTTTCGCGGAAGAGGTGCCACGCCTTCCGGCACAGGAAGAGAAAGCGCAGGACTATTCCGAAACGCTGGCGCTATATCCGATCTTTGATATGCATTTAGGCGCAATGGCCCACAAGCACGAATGCGGCGAGAATTGGGACACCGCAACGGCGGAGCGGGTGATGAATGACTTTTTTGATTACTCAATCGAACGAGCGCCAAATAGTGAGAAAGCTGTACTCCTGATTGGTGGCGATATGCTCCACAGTGACGGACTGGAAGCGGTGACGCCAGCAAGCGGGCATGTTCTGGATCAGGACAGCCGATACGCAAAACTTGTTTATGTTGCAATCCGCGCCACTCGCCGGGCGGTTTCTAAAATGCTTTCAAAGCACAAAGAGGTTGAGATCCAGATTATCGAGGGTAATCACGACCAATCAGGCATGATTTGGCTACGGGCGGCAATGGCGGCAGCATACGAAAACGAGCCAAGGGTTTACGTTGATGTTTCCCCGCGCGTTGTTCACCATACGCAGTACGGAAAGACTTTTCTGGCTTACCATCACGGCCACACTGTGCGCAAGCCGGAAACCCTTTTGATGATGTGCGCCGCAGACTGGCGGGAGGATTTCGGGAACTCGAAATCAATGTATGCTCACGTAGGCCACTGGCATCACCAGACCGTAACAGAAACCAGCCTGGGGATCGTGGAAGTTCACAGCACTATGGCGGCCAAAGACGCATACGCCGCGCGTGGCGGTTGGCGCTCTCGTCGTCGGGCGGCGGTAATCGTATACGATAAAGAGTTTGGCGAGATCGGGCGCTTTATGTTCTACCCTGAAATGATGGAGGCTAAATAATGAAAGTTCGCTGCATTCGTAACACTTCAACCGCATTACCTTACATCGTCGGCGCGATTTACCGGGCGGTTGCAATCCCTGGTGGGCTGTACGAGATCCGCGACGGCCAATGTAGCGCGATACTAGCACCGCTTGAGGGGCATTATCTGACCTTTTTACCAATAGAAAAATAATTTAATTCAATAGCTTACGGGGCGCTGTGATTTAACAGCGCCCTTTTTCTATTATAAACTTGCGCAATCCCGGTTAACATGTAATCACCCATTAACAAACTTTTTCGAGGTGTAAAATGAAAGACTTTCTAAACGCTGCAACCGCCGGGACTGGCGGATCTGCTTTAACCAGTGCCGCAACGAGCCAAATCACCATTGCGGTTATCAGTATGGCCTTCATGATCGCGTTTGGTGCTTGGGGCGCTTATCTCCGCTGGCGGGATAGCAAGGCGCTACGGGAAGCCCTGGAAACAGGGGATCTTAAACGAGCAATCGAGATCAGAGGTAAATAACAGATGAAGTTAAAAAATATGGTTATAGCTGGCGCTGTTAGTGCCGCTCTTGCCATAACTTCGCCACTGTTAGAGGAGATAGAAGGAATCCGGTTCAAGCCTTATAAGGATATCGCGGGCATCTGGACAGTTTGCGCCGGAATTACTGGCCCTGACGTGGTGTTGGGCAAGACTTACACTCAAAAAGAATGCGATCAGTTACTTCAAAAGCATATCAAGCATGCTGCAACCGCAGTTGATAAGGCGGTTAAGGTAGAGATTCCGGCATCAATGCGGGCGTCTATGTACTCGTTTACGTTTAACGCTGGCGTTGGAGCATTTCAGAAGTCAACAATGCTAAAGCTCATTAACCAGGGCAAGCTATACGAGGCATGCGACGAGCTTTGGAAATGGACATATTACCGCAACCCGAAAACTGGCAAGCGTGAAAAATCTAAGGGGCTGCATAACAGGCGGGCCGTTGAATTTAAATACTGCGTTAAGGAGTTACCGAAATGAACGATCAGGACTACGAACGAGCTAACAGAATAACCGCTATCATTTTGCTGATTATGCTGATAGTTTCCGCTCTTTTGCTATCTGGTTGCTCAACGTCAAGCGCTCTGACTGGTTTAGTCGGCAGTAAGCCGGAAATCACAGCGCAAGCCGGGGCCGAAAACGTAAAACAGACCGTAGGTGTGACGGCAAAGCAGGACACCAGCAGCAAGCAGGAAACGACCTTCAAAGAGTCAAGCGTTGGCAAGGTTGATACCTCCAACAAAAAGCAGGTGAGCAATTCAAGCATCCAGGCGGAAATGATAAAAGCCGAGAAGATAGAAATCAGCAACGGGCGCGATGATTTGTATCCTTTTCTTTTTTGCATTGCTTGCTTCTTTGTCGCTGGATTCCTTAGCGGGATTCTTTGGAGTGAGAGAAAAAATAAAGGAGCCTAACGGCTCCTTTTTTTCATTCCATCAATCTGACATTGACCAGCAAAACCCCGTCCTCATCATGCAAGTTATGCTCCTTGGCCGGATTGGCTCGCATATCGCTATACAGGATCATTAACAGCGCACCAATCATCGCCTCATGAGATACCGAATTTTTTGCGCAATGCCTGGTAATCACATTGATTAGATTTTGAGCTTCCAAATAATTCATCGTCGCTTAACTCGTCCAGGTGAAACAGATCGTAGATGTATTTATTGCTTTCGCCTTCCAGGCTGTACAACTCGAAGTTAAAAGGCCGTTTGTGCGAGCCGTAGCACGTCGCTACGCCCTTATTTAAGTCAAGGTAGCCCAACGTACACATTCGCGGGATAAACTCAAGAGAGACGCTTGAGGCGAATTTACGAGGGGTCATATTTGCGGCCCTCGCGAGCCGCTCGCATTCCCGATGCTTAAAAACAAACCTTGCCAGGTGCTGGCGGTTAAACCAGTCGTAACTTTCACAAAATTTGTACAAATCGAGAAGAAACATTTTAACCCCCCAGCAAAGCCGGATTCACAAACACACGGCCATTTGCATTACAAACATAATTCAATTCTTCGAGCCGAGGCAACAAGCTTTCCTCTAACCGCTTCATTACGCCAGCCTGGCCGACGAACGGGCGAACCTTGCGAATTGCCTCGTAGATTGCGCGTGATGTTAACACGCCCTTATTTGCTTTGCCCAGGCGAACAACCATATCAACAACCTTGTTTAGCTCTGCATCTTCGCCAGCATGCCCGGAAGCGTTGGCGGCGCTAATGTATGTTTTGCTCAACTCATGGAACATAATCAAAGCCTCTTGCATGGTTTCCGCCTCAATCTCACGCGATTTTTGCGGGTTCCCGTTCTCGTTAAACCAGTTGCGGATAACATGCAGAACCGATGCAATGCGGATCACCTGCTTATCCATCTTACCCAATGCGCCGCGCAGCATTGTATGCGAATACTTTCCGCCGTCTGCGAGATGAGGCTCCATTTCCTGGCGGGCGATGTTCAGGCAACGCATTGCTGATTTGCTGATCGTGAGCTTAACGCCCTCCTCGGTCATGATGTTATGCACCAGCTTGTAATAGTTCGCTTTCAAACCCTGATCCACTGGCTCAAAAGTTGAATCCCCGTTATCGTCAATAAAGCTACGGCGACCCAAGAAAGATTCCTCGCGAACCAACAAGAAACGCTCACTAACACCGATACCGCGTGCGCCAGCCTCCATAATGCCGTTAATCGTTTCGTCCTGTGCAATTACCGCCATGCATCCAAGCGCCGTAAAGCTCATGTTGTTTTCTGCGTTGGCACGCGCGATTGATACGTGGCCCGCATCCCATGCTTTTAACACCAATTCGCTGTTTGTCTTGCGCTCACTGCTTGCATACGTCAAGCCTAACAGGCTGTTAATACTGGTTGCCTCATCGGAAATAACCGCAAAGTTCCCTTGCTTGTTGTTAATCTTTGCCAGGCCTTCTGGCGTGGTATCGGAAACCGGGAAAACAATGTCACAGAATTTTGCGATCTTCTCTTCCAACTCCTCTTTTTCCTCATAGAGCGAAGCCATATCCGATCCGCTGCGCTCCTGCTTCATCTCCTTCTCCAAACCCTTGAGCTTTGCGATCAGCTTTTTGCGCTCTTTGCTGCGTTGCTCGTTAATGCGCTCAACCTCGCAAACCATAGGGGCAATAGCCATAGAGTTAATCGCTGATTTACCAGTGGACGGCGGCTGGCTGGTCACAACATAAAGCGCGGTTGGCTGATCGGTTCCATGATATTCAACCGTAAAACGACCAAGCATCGCGGCGGATACGCAGCCGATAAAATGCATATAAGCGGATGATTCCGGGAATTGAACGGAACGAGCCAAGCTGCGAGACAGTTTTCCTACAACATCAACATCATTACCCAAGGAAATTACCGGGTATTTATCATTCCCTTTGTTGATATCTTTAACATCACCCCAAAAGCTTTGCGCACGGTTGTAGCCGTTCGCGATAATCGCAACCCGAACCGGGGAAACGCCCTGCGCCTGTGCGGTGTCGATTACTTGTTGAGGGGAAAGTGTAGAAGTATCAAAAAACATTTCAAAATCTCCTTAGTTGTTGCCCTGTATTATAGGGCAACCATCTTACAGCGTTTTAGCAAATTGTGCTATTTGATCCGCTCGACTTTTACCAGCAGCCGATCGCCTTCTATGCTCCTGCATTCCAGCGTGTCACGGTCGAACCATAGTGATTTGTGGAACGTGTGACCAATCAGCAGCATTCCCGGCCTTTCTCTCACCTGGTAAACAGTCTCGCCAGCGGTGAATGATGAAACATGGCTTTCGAGCACCTTAAACCGATTTGCAAGCATGCCCTTTGGGATGTGTCGCGTGTAGTCCATCATGAATATTTCGCCTCGAACAGGTAGCAACCAGCGGCGGAGAATCCGACCTCCTCGCGGTAGAGGGTGAAACGGTCGCCGTCCTCGTCAAACACATAACCAGCAACCCCGCCGAGCACACGACCGGATTCAACCTGGTAGCGCTTGCCAGCCTTAAAGGTTTTCTTGTTGCCTAACGAGTGGTCAACCCAAGTGCAAAGGATGGTTTTGGTCTTGATTACACGAAAATCTTTAACGTTCGCCTCTTGCCACTTGCTACCCTTCGCAAGTTCGCGAACCTCAAAAACACCGCACGCCTCGAAAGCGATCAGGTCGTCATTCTTGAGGCGGCCTTTCATTAATTTGTTGTCAGCGTTGCGAATAACTTTCATCGTTTAATCTCCTTTCGTTTGGTGTGAGTGCATTATGCCCCAACGAGCGCCGGGGCTTTTAGCAATTTGTGCTATTTCTGGTTCGCCAGCATAACAGCTTTAGCAAAGCCGCGTGGCGTGAGGGAGCGGATCATTTTTGTTCGCGATGATTTGCCGCCGAGCTTGGCCCAGCCAGGATTGCTATCGCCATCCGGCAAAACCTGGTTGGGTTCTGGCATCACAAAGCCGTTACCCGTCCAAAGGCATGTTTTCTTGCTGTACGCATCGCGGGGAGGGATGATATCCGGGAAAACCGGGTGCTTATCATCTTCCGGGAGGTATCCGCCGTATGCGCACGGATGGAATACGTGATCCGGCTTGCGCCATAGCGAGGAAAGCACGCTAACCGGGTTTTCTATCATGTAAGGCACGCCGAAGTAATCAGCGATATTAGCCGCGATTTTGCAGGTATTAGCCGCTTTAAGCTGGAACATTGGATCTTTTTCCGCTTTCGCTTTGAAGTGGCGAGCGCCGCTAACAGCTAAATCTGTGCATGGCGGGAAGGCCATAATAAAATCTGGACGGCCCCACGTCTCACGATATGCATCATATTGGAAATAGCCATCAATCCAGGCGTTAACGTAGGTGATGTTTTCATGCGTTACGCGCACTGACTGGTAATCGCCGTGGTCGCCTTCATCGGCGTTAAAGCAGATCACTTTATGGCCCGCTTCCGCCCAGGGAAGCGCAGCAAAACCGGAACCATCGAACATAGAGAAAATCAGCATGTTATCACCTCAAAACGGGAAGCAGCGGGAGCAAGACGGGTCGAAATTGCAGCCGCAATCATTAACAATCATCGTTGGATCTGCAAAGAAAGCGCCGGATTCCATATCCATATCCATATCACCCAATGCCTCATCCAGTGTTAGGAATTTATAGGCGACTTCAAGCGCCGCCTCTTTGTTTAAGCCAGCGGCCTCCGCATCGTGAAGCCGCTTAAAAAATGCATCTTGAACCATCATAATAGAGTTCTCCAAATCTCATCAAACACCATGAACACCATTCCGCCCACAAGCAAGCAACCCAGGAAAATAAAGACCGCAACCAGTATTTCTATTACTTTTTCTACGCCATTCATCATTTTACCCTCCCTCCCTGGAGCGGGCCATTGACCCGCCCACCAATCAGGACATTACCGCCAGTTGATTATATAGATTGAGTCCGCTATTAGCATTGCTTTCAGGTCTGCGACGTTTGCCCGCGTGAGCTTATCGCCCGGAATGGTGCCGACAACATAACTATCACCACGCTTTGTAATGGTCACTACGGAGAAGCCGGAAGCGCGATCCATTTTCACGGTTACTTTGCCGTTTTTGTTCAGGTGAGCCAGAATCAGAGCGGTTTTTGCTTTCATTTCGTTTTTCCTTGTTTGTTGAAGTTGGGCCTATTATATCGGCTGGCCCGCTCGCCGTTTTAGCAATTCGTGCTATTTATCCTTATTCGGGTATATTTCGACCCGTATCCCGACAAAGGGATAGTGCGCAAGGTCTGCCGGGATAATGTGATTGACTCGCCGCCAACCGTCCTCTCGATAATTCCAGACCATCACGCGAGACCTGGAGATCCTGTAAAGCTTCCCGGTTTCTATATCCTGGTAGATAATCACAGCCAGTCTCCGCTAACAATAAAATCCGTGAAGTCAAGGTGATCTAAAATAATGTGATGCCCCGTATTATAGTCAATCTGGATCATATGCCTGCGCATTTCGCAATATTGCTTTTTGCGGGCGTCAATCCATGACATGTAAGCCTGGTTGCGCTTGATTACATTCCCAACAAAAGCCTCTTTACCCATGTGCTCAACGAACGCCAGATAGCGGATCTGAAACTCGGGGTTTGCAGCCTTGGCAACCTTGACCAGCTTACGGAAATTCTCTTTGTCAACTTCAATCGCCACCATATCGCCGTTGAAAACCATTGCGTTAAAGGTCGGGATATCCATGTTGGAAGTGCGGACGATTTCGCCGTTGCTCACCATTACCTTTTCGCCTTCAATCCAGTAAGTGTGGCCGTTGTAAGTGTTGGTGTATTTCATTTTGCAATCCTCATTTCGTTTCGATGGGGATAATATACCAGGTTTCCCCACCGCTGTTTTAGCAAAAAGTGCTATTGGTGTTTATGGCAATTGCAAGTTACCTTCCGCTTTCTCCGCTTTGACAATCTCATGCAGCAAAACCAAAGCCTCATGCAGTTGGCGATATTTTGTGATTGTGAACGGTAATTTATTGAACGCCTCGCGGCTTAACAGCTTGTGACGCCCTCGGATGAACTTCCCGCCGTAGCCGTCATAGTTGCACAGCATGCGATCGTATTCCGTGTCGTAAATGTTCAGCACGCATTTATCGCCGTGCTTTGTGACATACAGCTTTAACCCAAGTTCGTTGGCCCGCTGGCGAATATCTTTTCCGATGTACATTTGCGATCTCCTTTATTGGTTGGTTGGCCTGCATTATGGCAGGGTTGGGGAATTGAGTTTTAGCAAAAAGTGCTATCTGCATCTCTGAATGGTAATAAAAAACCGGGCAACGAGGCCCGGTACATGATCAAGGAATCATTTGCTCATCAAGCGTGGTTGGGGTATCAACCCCGAACACGGTGCAAAGGTTTTCGCCGGTCGGCTCATGGTAAACCGTCACGCGCAAATCCTGGCTGATAACGCCGCCATTGAGGCGCTGGCTTACGTCAAAATCACCAATCGTCACGCCCTTGCCATTCTCGATCTCATCCGCCAGTCGGCGCAGTTGTTCCACAGCAATTCGAACTTCTAACATAAAATTCACTCCTCTTTGGTTGATTGCGTTGTGCATTATATCACTTGTTAATTTCGCTTGCCAGGAATTCAATCACCAGGCGCAGGTGCTTTTCATTCTTAATCGTGGCTGGCAACTCTTCTTTCACCTCCTGGCTCAGGCTCAGAGTGTCGAAGTAAGTAAATGAGCCGTCAGCATTCATGATGTAGCTCAGATCTGGCTCGCAAGCGTCCTCGTCAAAGTAGAACCACAGGCGATCTTGTTCCATCACCTCATCACCCTCGCAGACGTCAAGGAAGATGCCGCGCTTCTGTGCAAAGTTGATGGTGGTTTTGCTGATTTTCATTTCGTTATCCTCAGTTCGTTTCGTTGAGTGCATTATGCCAAAACCGATCAGGGGAGTTTTAGCAAAAAGTGCTATTTCTAAAGCCGTGCGCGATTTGTGAGTTGTTCATATCTCGTACACTGTCATTTTGACAATATTGCTCAAGGTGCAAAGCGATTGATTGATTGTTGCAGTTTTCGCAATGATTGTGGAACGGAGGAGGGATCGGGCTTGTTCGCGTGTCCACTCCCTGGCGTTTGCAGCCGTTCCCGTTTCGTTTTGTTTCCGGCTGTTTCGCCAATCACCTTCCGCAAATTCGCTAAACGGTTTCTAAACAAAAGAAACAATAGAATAATCTATATATACCCTTATAAATCAATTAGTTAGTTATATATATCTTATTATTGTTTCTTTCTTGTTTCGCTTGTTCTCTGTGTATGGGGATACCCCCCCATTACATTTTATTTATGTACTGGTTAATTTATGTACTATTGCCCTCGTTGGTGACTATGCGTGTCGATGGCTATTTGAGGCTATTTATATATGGGGGTATTCCGCAATTCCGCAAACACGCGATTGTTTCTTCATTTTCGCCTTGCAAATCAGATGCTTACACATTTTTATTGGCATTTTAAAAAAACGAAACGGAGAATAACGACGGATAACAAAAAAAACGGTTGACAGTGATTTGATGCGTGATATTATGCATCCCGTACCAACCAACGAGAGGAAAACACAATGAGTGAATCCACCAACCCCATGACCGCTAAAGAGTTTTGCGGACAGCTTTGCCAGGGTGCCATTCAGATTGTTAACGGCGAGCGCGAGGAAATCCGATTTCCCACCGTGATGATTCAGGCTCACGTAATCCCGGATGATGTGGCAAAGGTCACGCCAGCCTACATGCGAACGGTCATTAACCGCGTGCCGGAAGTCAAGGCGGCTGGTCGAATGAGCATCAAGCGTGAGCAGGACGATAGCGGAATCATCCACTACGTGATCCGGCTCAACACTAACGTAAGGCGCAAAGTGCTGACTGATAACGACGTGTCGGCGCTTGAAAGTAAGTGGCGGGCCAAGTTCATTCATGAGCTACTCAAGCGACCGCCGAGAATCACAGACTTGGAAGGCGACGAGTTGAAGGGCGCTGCAATCGCCATTGAACGGTTTTGCTCAATGCTTGAATCAATGAAAGAGGGCGAATAATGCTTGTCCAGTTAGATAAAGGCTTTCCCCTCGATCGGCTTGAGCAGGGCATGCGCGATGGGCTGATTTATAAGCGCGTGGAGCTTGAGGAGGGCGTGATGTACGAGCAATTGCTCAAGTGGGCCGGGATTGCCCGGCTGTTTCGTGATAATCAACTTTATATCGAGGTGCCTGATAATGCATAAGTTCGTTCCGTGGTTGCTGATTGGTGCGCTGTTTTGCGGCGTCGTTGGGTTCACGCTGCAACTCGTCGGCCTGATCATGATGATTTGGGGGTGATTATGTACACTGGCGAGCTAATCATCTCAATCATTGCTGTGATTTTCTTTGCGATGATTTTTATCAAAGACTAAATAGCACGAATTGCTAAAAACCTTTCAGGGGAATGCGCTATTATTCCCCTACACCAACAAAACGAGGAAACCACAATGAGAAATTGCAAAACCCTTAACGAGCATGACGCTGGCTATGTGATGGTTTGCATTATGTCAGAGATTCCAGCCTTCCAGGTCGGCAAGCGATACACCACCGAGAAATGCTCGATCAAGGTTTTCGGCCAGGGTTGCCCGGATATCAACGGCGGCTTTAGCCTCAACTATCAGCGCTACCGCTATTACGGCGTTGAGGGTGCAAGCATTTACGCGAAGTTCATTATGCTGAAAGACAACAAGGGCCGCTACGTTAAGCACGACACGCAGCCGCGCCACGTTCAGAAGCAACGCCGCAATGGGAAGGCCGACAAACGCCGCTTCCGTCGCTATGTGCGCCAGTTAATGAAAACACCAATGTCACCGCTTGAGCGCAAGGTTTTTGGTCGTCTGTCTCGTCATGGTCTGTAAGGAGAATGTTATGAAAGAGTTTATGAAAACTATTGCTGTTTTGTCCCTGGTTGGTGCTGGTATTTGCCTGTCAGACGACACAATCACAAGCTTCATCTCGTCTGGCCTTATCCTTGTTGGCGGCTATTTTGGCGGCTACCTGGATGGCAGCAAGAAAGGCCGCGAAGATGGTAAGCGTTACATGCTGGGCGAATAGCACAAATTGCTAAAACAGCCGAACGGGGCTATGCCATAATAGCCCCATCGAAAGCAAACGAGGAAATCAAAATGGTTACATTCATCGTGTGGGAGTATGAAAACAGCGAGCCGCAGATTCGCGTAATCCCAATGTCACTGGCCTGGAACCTGGGCAACAAGGGCGGCTTTTACAAAGCTCAAATCATCAACGAATATGGGATCGTAGACTATGAGTTTAAAGCGTGATGTAACCTACAAAAGCAGGTTTGCGGAACGCTGGTGGAGGTGGGACGGCCTCCACGTTTGGACGCGCGGCCTGGGCGATTACAAATGGCACCTCGCTTGTGGCTGGCCTCAGCCGGAAATGAGCAAGCGGGATCTGGAATACTACGTTAACAAAGGCGAATTCGTGGAGGTATCAGAATGATTAAGTTTGAATTGTGGGGTAATACTTATCGCGTGCCAACCGACGGCAAGGGGGTCGCAATCATCGACCTGGACGGAACATTGAGCGACGGCACGCACCGCTTGCACCTGCTGCCGACCAAGGATTTGCACCTTACGGAAAGCTGGAGCGAATTTAACGGGGCGGCCATTGGCGACAGTCCGATCCAAAACACGATTGATGTGGTCAATGCGCTTTGGTATTCAGGCATGGGCGTTATCATCCTGACTGGTCGTTCCGATGAGGTGGAAACCGACACGATGATTTGGCTTGACCGCTACAAAGTGAAATATGACTACATGATTATGCGGCGGGCCAGCGACAACCGCAAAGACACGGTAATCAAAGAGGAGGCCTTGCGGGCGATTGGCCTTGATAATATCGTGTGCGCCTTTGACGACTCGCCGAACGTGATTAAGCACTTCCGCAGCCTTGGGATCACGACCTATCAGGTGACGGAATACGACAAGCCCCATTCGCACCTGCAATCGCATGGCGTGGATGAGCTAAAACAGCACTAATTGCTAAAACACGAAATCGGGGTTGCTGTATAGTGACCCCATCAAGACAACAAAGGAGAAACATCATGATTTACGCGGTTATTACCCTGGCGGTTCTGGTTCTGATTCTGTATGTTTGCGGCTGCTTCCTCATGCGGGCATTCCTGAAAACGGCGGATTCGACGGACAAGGATAAGCTTTACCCTGTGTTGTGCTGGCCCTGGATTATGATTTCTGCCGTTGGCGACGTGATGATTTCCGGCAAATTTGAGTGGTGAGGTGCGGAATGAATATCAAGATGTGGCACAACGGTTACACCTACAACATCCGCCTTCGCGGGAAGTTCTATTACTGGTGCGACAAGGGCCAGGGCCGCTGGTGGCGTCGAGCTTGCCAGGACGCGGCAAAGTACGAGCGCGAGGTTGAGGAGCGCGAGGGACGCATAGAGTGGGTTAAGCTGAAAGTAACCGATGGCTTGCCCGTATAGCACGAATTGCTAAAACAAACGAAATTAGGGCCGCTATAATGGCCCTACAAAGCAACGAGAGAGGAGCAAAAATAAAATGAAGATTTACGAGTCTGCCAGCAAAAAATCGTTCTACATCGTCGAGAGCGGCCTTATTTACTTCAATGACAAGCCGGAGTTAACTGGCGCTATCGTCTCATCGTTCAACGATAGCCACACGCCGGATCAATTCGACAAAATGATTAAGCGCCACGGCTGGACTTTGCAGGAGCCGGAAGAGGTTACAGTGTGGCAGATCACAAAGGCCGACGCACTGAAAGCGGTTGGCGTCACCCTGGCATTTGCGGCGCTGTTTATCGGCATCATGGCAATTTAAGGAGATTGGACAATGGCTAAAATACTCGTTTTAAATGGGCCTCCAATGATCGGCAAAGACACAATCGGCAGTCTGGTTAAAGATGAATCCCCCGTACCGCTGCGCATGATGAGCTTCAAAGCGCCGATGTTTGAGATCGCGCTTGCCATGCTCGGCCCGGTTAAGTATCGCCAATTCATTGAGGCTTATAACGACCGGAGCCAGAAGGAAGAAGCCCAAGACTTCCTGAATGGTAAATCCCCGCGCCAGTTTATGATCTGGATTAGCGAGGACGTGATTAAGCCGCGATTTGGTAACGGCTACTTCGGCAAGCGGTTTGCAGAGGATGCAGAGCTAAACGATATCCCCATCATTTGCACGGATGGCGGTTTCCCGGATGAGATAATCGAGCTTATCAGGGGCGGGCATGAGGTCAAGCTTTGCCGACTGCATCGCAAAGGTTACACCTTCGACGGTGACAGCCGGGACTATATCAGGATCAGCAGCGCCAAGGATAACGTAAGCGGCTATTGCGAATACGATTATTATCTGACCGATGGCGATCCGATGCTAACCGTTAACGAAATCATTCGCGATCACCTCAATAGCACGAATTGCTAAAACTTCCGCAAGGCCATTTGATAAAGTGGCCTTATTGAAGCAAGGCAACCAATCAGGGGAAAGATAAAATTTACGGGGTTCTTTGATGTTTCTCATTACCACAAGTGAGCAATGCTTATACACTCCCGGCGTCAGTATTGACGCCAGTTTAGAGGGTGATAAATTAGTATTGACAACCAAAGACGCCAGCGATAAAGTGCTGCGCAAGATTGAGATGGCCCGCGATGAGGCCGAAACACTGACCATCAAAAGGAGTTAACCATGAAAACCAATCGTAAATACCTGGCCCGCTCGTTTACCAAGATCGCAAAACGCTGGGAGGACTCAAAGAAAACCACGGAGAACTTACGCAAGCACGGTTACAAAAACGCCCGCCAGTGGGGCCGCGAAATGGCTAATGTGTACTTTGACGACAAAGCCGAAATGTGTTGTGACGCGCTGGCGAAAATGCTGGAAGAGGCAGCACTTTGCGACGAACCAATCACACAAGATGATTTCGACTACTTCGCATTCGAGGAGATCTCAAGTTGGTAAAAATTCGCACAGACTATGCGGAATGCCCCTGGATTTTACCGGGCAAGGTGTACGAGGCCGAGTTAGTTAAATCTGGAAAGTACGCCGGAACCTACAAAGCAAACGGGGAGTTAGGCTCCCCATTCTACACAAGGCTTGAGCATTCAATTCATATCGGCGGCAAAGATTGGGAAATTGTAAACGAGGAGAAAGCACAATGATCAAATATGTAACACCGACTATCACTTGCGGCAACTTCACTAAGGGTAAGCATTACAAGATCATGTACGAATACTCACCCGCTCGCGTGCTTATCGAAGATGACGCAGGAGAAACCGCAATCGTGCGCATTGATGGCGAACCTTCATCAAAGCTTGATTACGAAGGAAAATTCAATCTCGCGAGCGTCGAACTAAGTAATGCGATCAACATGGCAGAAAGGGCGGCTAACCTGGTAAGTCAAATCCGCGTAGGTAAGGCGTTTATCGGTGATGCAATCATTACCAGCGGAGCGCTAAAGCCAAGCGGCGAGGATTGGGTTAAGCGTTGCGAACGTCTGCAAGAGCAGGTTAACGAGCTTATCGCGGTTAACGAGGAGGTTCGAAAAATCCTACGTTGTCCCGATGGTTTCGATGTTCGCAAACAGGCGCAAGTTGTGCGCACGCTGGCGGATACGCTGATTGATATCACCAAATAGCACGAATTGCTAAAACAGGATCGCGGGGCTGCGCTATAGTAGCCCCATCGAAACGAAACGGAGAAAACGAGATGGCAATTTACACCAATACACTGTTTGAAGCGCGTAAGGATTTTGGGGCTGTTGTTGCTGGTGGCATGTATGAGTTAATCGTTGGCGAGGATGGCGATTATCTGATTGATAGCGACACTGGCGACGTGTGGGAGGTTCGCGTTGATGCTTACGATAACGATGTTGTTTTCCTCCGTGACAATCCGAAAATTAAATTTGATAAGGTGGGCGCATGATCACGATTAACCTTTCAGACGAGCAAGGCCGCGAATTACTAAACGCTTTTGGCTGGCGATGGAGCAATGACTCCTTAGCCGTTGATAGCGTAGCGATAAAGGCGGATGTTGCGGCGGAGGTTTTCCGCCAGCTTGAAAACCAGGTTGACGCACAAAGGAGAGAGCAAAAATGATCTACTTACACCGCTACCGCATCGCTTCCGGCCATAGCTACAAAGACCGCGTGACAGTATACGACGACTTAGAGAAAGCGCTTGGACAGTGCAGGGTTATCGGCGGCAGCGTCCAGGCTTACGCGGCGGTTGAGGATCTGGAAGCGAAAGAGCACATTAAAGATCTGATTGTTGACGAGGTGGCTTGCCTGATTGATGATATGAGCACAGCCGCGCCGGGTTCGCCGCGAGAGCTTGAGCCGGGTTCGCCAGAATGGGACAGCTTCAAAATTAAGACGCTAAACAACATTCGCGGGATGCTGCAAGAAATTTAACGAAAACGTATCGATTTTAAAGCGCCTCGGAGCGATTCTAAGAGGCGCAAATTTTAGGAGTGTGATTCTATGGGTGAATACAAAAAAACCGTCGCAGTGGTGCGCAGAGAAGCAAAACGAGGCATTGGAGCGCGGCGACACTGAAACAGCAATGCACTATTTCGAAATGTACAACCTTTGGATCTCAAGAGGGCTTTAATAATGTTTGGATTGAACGAGGCACACTGGAACATCGTTAAACGAGCGGCTCGCGGACTGAATGAAGCGGTAAGAAAGATGGAGAAGAAAGACCGCCAAAACGACAAGATCATGATTGAGGTTATTACGAAACACCATGAGCCTGTTAAAGTTCTTATCGACCGCTACAAATTCGTGTGGACTGCTGGATATTTGGCCGGGCGAGTTGGTCGAGCGGGCGAGTACGAGTGATTTAAGTTGACGCCGCGTGTGCTGATTGGTAACATCCAAAACGTAAACATAAGAGGCCCGAACGGGTAACGCGCGGCGCGAATGTCGCAAAAATCAAATCGGCTATGCATGGCGATAGCAGCGGGAGCCGTAACCCGCAACCTCTCAGGAGAAAGCAAAATGCAATGGCGAGTTAACTTAACCATCCGCAAAATGGGTATGCAGTGCCAAAGTTGCAAACAGGATTTCGAAACCGTCGTTACTGCATGCAGTGCGGAGATGGCGGTTAGACTGGCGAAGGAGTATTCCGGCGCTAATCAGGAAACACACCAATTTTCAATAAACTATGTAAGGAGTTTACAATGATGATTTTCCTTGGCTTTATCCTCGGTTTTGTTTTCGCACTCATCCTGGGCCGCATTGGCTCCCATCATCTGGCTCGCAAAGGCATTTACGCATCTGCGTTCTACGACAAAGATAAAGATTTGTGGACTGTCAACGGTCGCTTTCTGTTCATCGCTGGCAAGATCGGAAATCGACTCAAGCACGAAAACGGCGAAGGCGTCAAGTACAAGTGCTGAAACCAACCCCGCTAATGCGGGGTTTTTTATTGTCTGCGGTTTGGTATAATCACTCCTCGGAAAATAGGAGGTGCAAACCATGAGCGAAAACAAAGTGCATGAGGCGTATAACTTCAAACGCCTGTATAACAAAAAGTACGGCGATATCATCACGCTGAATCAATCCCACCGCTACACGCCGGAGCAGGTCTTTGATATGGCGATCCGTTATTTCGAGTGGGCGGAATCCAACGCGCTAAAATCTGCGGAAAGCTCCTCATTCCAGGGGCGAACCTATCAGGACGAGGTGCGGAAGCCGCGAATCTTCACCCTCAATGGCTTACGCCTGTTTAATAGCTGGTCAAAGTGTGCGCTTGAGAAGTGGCGCAAAGAGCCTGGCTTTTGTGACGTTATGGAGTTCATCGACTCTGTGATCTATGAGCAGAAATTCCAGTTAGCGGCAAACGGCGTAGTTAGCGCGAATTTCATTGGTAAAGATTTGGGCCTTGATAACGCCCCACAGGTTAACGTTGTCGCCAAGGCGGAAAGCACCAGCATTGATGCAGTTAGCGCCGAAGAAGTGAAAGAGGCGGTGCGCGATATCCTGGAGGAAATCTAATATGCTGATTTGGGAAGACCTGACGCCCGCGCAAAAGCGGGCAATCAAAGAGATTAGCGAATACTCTTTCGAGAAGATGATCCGAATCTGGTTCCAACTCTTGCAAGGTCAGAAGTTTTTAAGCAACTGGCACTTCTCTTTGCTGTGCTGGAAGGTTGAGCAGATCATAAAAGGCGAAGCGCAAAACGTGATCTTCAACATCACTCCCGGCTCAGGCAAGACGGAAATTTTTTCAATCCACATGCCTGTTTACGCCATGATACGCAGCAAGAAAGTGCGAAACCTTAACCTTTCGTTTAGTGATGGCCTGGTTCAGCAAAACAGCAGCCGCGTAAAAGAGATTATCGGATCGCCGGAGTTCCAGGAGCTTTGGCCCTGCAAGCTATCAAAGGCAAGCTCCAAGGATATCACCGCGCTTAACGAAAGCGGCAAGGTGTGGCTGCAACTCAATTCACGCGCGATCGGCGGCCAGGTTACAGGTCTGCGTGGTGGGTACATGGACGACTTTTTTACTGGCATGCTGACGCTTGACGACCCGGACAAACCCGACGATATGTTTTCTCCAGTGCGCCGCGCGTCGATTCACACGCGACTAAAAAACACCGTGCGCTCACGTCGCATGAAAGACACAACGCCTTGCGTAGTGGTTCAGCAGCGGCTACACGTCAACGACTCGACCTGGTTTCTGTTAAATGGCGGCATGGGTGGCATCGAGTTTGACGTTGTGAGTATTCCGGCGCTGGTTACGGAAGAATATCGCGAAACGCTTCCTGACTGGTTGAAACCCGAATTTGATCGGGATGTGCTGACGAGCGAACCAGTATACATTGACGGCGTGGCGCATTACTCTTTCTGGCCCGCGAAGGAAAGCGCGGAATCGCTGTTAGCGCTGCGCGAGGCTGACTTGTACACGTTCGAATCTCAGTACCAGCAACGCCCGATCGCGCTTGGCGGTAACGTGTTTAAAACGGAGTGGTTCCAGTATTACGGCGGCGGCGAGAAATGCACGCTACCAAAACCGGATCGCTTTGAGTACACGTTTATTACTGCGGATACTGCGCAGAAGGTCGGAGAGTTAAACGACTATACTGTTTTATGCTATTGGGGCATTTACAAGGATCGCGTTTACTTTATCGACGGTGTTCGCGGCAAGTGGGAAGCGCCGGATCTGGAAACGCAATTCGTTGCCTTTGTCAATCAGTGCTGGAAGCGCAATAAGGAATGCGGCACGCTGCGCAAAATCTACGTCGAGGATAAGGCAAGCGGTACTGGCTTAATCCAGGGCGCGAAAAAGAAAATGCCGATCGATATCGAGCCAGTGCAGCGCGATAAAGATAAGGCAACCCGCGCTATGGACGCCGCACCAGTCATGAAGGCTGGGCGCGTTGCTTTGCCGGAATCGCATCCGATGCTTGCGGAATTGCTGGCCGAAACATCCGCTTTCACTTTCGACGATTCACATCCTCACGACGATATCGTTGATAACCTTGTTGATGCTGTAAACCTTGGCCTCAACCTGGCTGACGATCCGGTTTCTCGCATGAAGCGGTTAGCTGGTTTGAAGAAATAGCACGAATTGCTAAACGCATGTATAATCAAGGCTGGACAATTCCAGCCTTTTTTATTATGGGAGAAAGTTATGAGCAAGATTGTAAAGGCCGATGGCTACAACGAAATTTTCAAGGGGGAGAAGCGAGTAGAGCAGCCGTTTTATATGGTGGGCCTCGCCAAAAGCTCAATCGCAACCTTTTACGAGCAAGACGGACTCGCGAAAAAGATTATCGACGTGATCCCGGAAGATATGGTTACGCCGGGATTTAGTGTTGAGGGGGTTAAGGATGAGGCGGCGTTTCGTTCTATTTGGGATGAGAAGCGGCTCAATGCAAAAATCATTGATGCCCTGTGCTGGTCGCGTCTCTTTGGTGGTGCTGCAATCGTGGCTGTTGTTGCTGATGGCCGCATGCTAAAATCCCCGGTCAAAGAGGGTGCATTGCTCGAAGACATTCGCGTTTACGATCGCTTTCAGGTGAAAGTTGAGAAGCGGGAAACCAACGCGCGGAGCGCCCGTTACGGCGAGCCTGTCTTGTACAAGATTTCTCCCGGTAGCGATATTCCCGATTATTACGTGCATTACACCAGGATTTGCATTATTGACGGCGAGCGACTCCCGAACGAGCAGCGCAAAAACAATGATGGTTGGGGCGCGTCAATCCTCAACAAGCGCCTGATTGAAGCAATCCACGATTACAACTATTGCGAAGAACTGGCGACGCAGTTACTACGCCGGAAGCAGCAAGCCGTATGGAAGGCCAGGGGGCTTTCAGCCATTTGCGACGACGACGAAGGCGAATATGCAGCGCGGTTGCGTTTGGCTCAGGTTGACGACGAGAGCGGCGTTGGCCGGGCGATCGGCATTGACGCAGAGGACGAGGATTACACCGTTTTAAACTCCGATGTTTCCGGCGTGGCGGAGTTCCTGGAGAAAAAGCTTGATCGCATCGTTTCGCTATCTGGCATTCATGAGATCGTGCTTAAAAATAAAAACACTGGCGGCGTTAGCGCGAGCCAAAACACGGCGCTTGAAACTTATCACAAGCTGATCGAGCGCAAGCGCAAAGAGGACTACAAGCCGATCCTGGAGTTCCTCTTGCCGTTCATTGTGACGGAATCGGAGTGGTCGATTGTGTTTGAGCCGTTGGCGGTTCCGAGCGATAAAGATCAGGCGGAAGTGCTAAACAAAAACGTTGATTCAATCGTGAAACTTATTCAGGATCAGGCTATGGATACCGAAGAAGCACGCGACACGCTGCGCTCCTTTGGCTCAATCCTGAAACTGAAAGAGACGGACAAAATCAAGCTGCCGGAGCCGGAGCAGGAGCCGGAGCCGGGAATGGGGGAGAATGACCGATGAAGGTTAAAGGGATCGTAAAGCAATGGCGATTCCCGGACGCAAGCGAAAGAGAGTTGGCCCGCGAGTTGCGGCGGGCCGTTCGCGATCTTGTCGTGTTCATGCGCCGGAAAACGCACGCGATGAAATTCGATACATCTGATGATGAAATTGATAGCGCGGAAAACGAGATCATTGATTACGCAAAAGAGCTTGCCGCTGCGCTGATTGGTCTACTTCCGGCGCTGGCGGTGACGGTATACAAGTTCAACTCTAAACAGTGGTTAAACGTCGCCAAATCCACCGGAGGCACAAAGAATCAGGCCGTTATGCTTTTGATGCTGGTTGGCCCTACGCAAAGCGAAACGTGGTACGAGACGCTTTATAAGCAGTGGGAAACCATGAGCGCCGGATCATTTGAGAAGCTATTCACCAACATCATTAACGATTGGGCCGGGAATATCAGGCAAGCCAATTTCACCGGAAAGAATACCGCTCAGGTAAACGAAATGGCGGAAAAGCGCTTTGCGGTTTATAGCTCTTGGGCCGCCAACCGGGCAACGGGAATCGTTGGCTCCTGGAATAGCCGCCTAATGCGCCAGCGCCTGAAAGATGCAAACGTGACGCATTATTTCTGGTGTGGTATGCTTGACGAGCGCGAAAGGTTGCAGCATTTGCAATGGGAAGGCAAGCGCATTGCACTAAATGCAATACACGATTTCCCCGGCGAGCCTTACGGGTGCCGATGCTGGGCTATTCCTGATTTTGACAAGGTAGGAGAATGAGATGAAAAAAGTACAACGTTTTGACAGCGTGCAGGTGAAAGCGCATTTTGACGAGCATGGCTTTTTAGTGGATCGGCCTATTGTGGCGCGAATCGGCTTACAGGTTTATCAAACTCCTTTCGGCGAGCGCCGGGAATTCCGCCCCGCCTCCGAGGTTTTCAAGGCCGACTCCCTGGCGACTTTTAGCGGCAAGCCGATCACTTTGGGGCATGTTACCGTGACGCCTGAAAACGCAAAAGATGTTGTCGTTGGCGCATGTGCTGGCGAAGGCGTTCCGAGCGGGATCGGGGTCGAGGTTCCGGTTAGCATTTACGACAAGCGAGCGATTGACAGCGCCAAGGCCAAAAAGACAGCGGAGTTATCCGTGGGCTATAGCTCAATCGACATTGACAAGCCAGGCTGGGGCAACAACGCGACGGGCGAATATTTCTTTGATGAAGATATGCCGGAAGGTTGGAAAGCTGATTCCGCTGATTGGGTAAGATTTGACGCCGTTCAAACCAACATTAGCGTTAATCATATCGCTATGGTGTTCAAGGGTCGTGCGGGTATCGCAAAATTAAACCTTGATAGCAATCAGGATTTCCCCTATGATATCGATGAATTTTCTAACAAAGAGGATCAAGTTATGACCGTTAAAATTAAACTGGATGGCGCGGTTGAGTTCGACGTGCCGAAAGAAGTAGCCGCATATATCGACACTGTGAAAGCTGATGCACAGACCGCCCAGGCAAAAGCCGACGGCCTGGAAGCAGAGCGCGACGCCCTACAGGCAAAAGTTGACGGCATCCCGGCAGAAATTGAAGCCGCCGTTGCTCAGGCAAAAGCAGACGCAGAAGCGCACGCAGCGCTGGTGAAAGTTGCCGAGGAAGTAGGCGTGAAAACTGACGGCCTGGACGCAAAAGCAATCAAGGTTGCTTTCGTGAAAGAGGTAACTGGCGCTGATATTTCCGAAAAGGCGGACGCTTATATCGATGTTGCCTTTGATCTGGCGAAAGAGTCTGATAAAATGGCGGCTCAACGCAAAGCTATTAAAGGCGACGTTGAGAAAGGCAAAAAAGAAGATGGCGAAGATAAGGTGCTGAATCCTAATGCTCGCCTGGCTAAACTGAAATAAGGAGCAATAATTATGGCTACTATTGGCGCAACCTATCACGAACATATGGCGCGGGCGCTTCCGGGCCAGTGGGGCGACACTTCCAAATACAACATCGACGGCGCTTGTGTAGTTGGCAAGCCGGATGACGGCGACGTTGGCGATATTTACGTTGGTGCAGCGGGTTAGCATGGCGGGG